ATATTAGCACTACCTCCAACCGTGATATTAACCGATCCTTCCACGTATATGTGGTCTGATCCGGCGACTACCCTGTACCCATCGCCCGCTATTTGCTGCACTCGATTACCAGCATTATCCGTCTCTTCAAATGACCCAGAAGGGTGGTAATACACGGATCGCTTAGCACCAGATGTGTCGTCGAGCTCTACGATATGGCCGCCGGCCGTCTCTGTTACATGATTGCTTGGGTATGTCGCTGCATATGTTGAAGCTGGCTGGTCCCACGACCCAGAAAAAGCCTTCTCAATGCTGGTTTTGCGGCCGGCATCTCTAGCAGCTAACACTGGATGTTGGTCACTTCCGTTACGTGCTAATCTATTGACGTCTGGGGTAGTCGTCCCTTCAGGCACGCCGGCAACTGATCCTAAGATCATAGGCTGCTGCGCGTCTTCGCCATCTAGAAACAGACCAACAACCCACTGACCGATAACATAGTTAGTGGGTGACACACCAACATCACCTACTGCGGCACTATCAAGTGATTGAATAGGTTGGGCCCACGGCAAGCTACTGGTCGGTAGACGTTTGGTATCCTGAGTGTGCCAACCATAGCATCTAACACGAGCTCTGCCTATTTGCAGAGGGTCATTAATATCCTCCACTGTTCCAAAGAATACTACAGTGTCGTAGCCGAAATGTTGTTCTTGTTTGCGCATTAGAAGTCATCACCTGGGTCATTTACATCAATTAGGGTAGCCTCACGCACCAAATCTCGCTCGTATGAATCCTTAACACACTGCAGGTGAGTAACGAAGTCGTCGTCCGACAGCTTGTAGTTGTGGTTAACTGCAGTAACTAGGAACTTGGCCGAGTCATTGTCTTTACCAAATAGTATGTTGTTGCGGTTCTTCAGCTCATCATCACTACTAGTTTGAGGTATCAGCACATCAACTGTCTGGCCAACCATAAGATTGGCATCCCCTGGAATAGTAATGTTGATCACAATATTATTTAACTGGGCAGCTGCTGCTGTTTGCTGTGGTAGGAATGTCTGGCGGCGACTAGGGTAGGCCAACTGTTGGTCAGCGATTGTGGCCCCGTTGATTACTTTGTCAGCAAAGTAAGGTAGGCGGTGGAAATTGCTGTCCGATATGGGCTCGATGATCATTCGCTGGTGAGATCTGCTACCGCCATCGTGTGTTGATCCTGGCGGCGTGATCTTTTTTGTCCCAATATGATCTATTTGGTCAAAGTCTGTCTCATACCTGAATGAATTGGTGACAAATTTCTTCCGAATAGGGTCTAGCACAGCCACTTCATTGTTGTATAGACCATTATAATAGTTCTTCAGCACATCAAATTGGTTGATGTAGTCCAACCCCATAATCTTCTGGTATTCGCGGACAGGGTTGTCGCCGTGCTTGTCATACTCTGGTAGGTTGAACTCACCGTAGTAGTATTGGCCAACTGTATCAGCGGACATCAACGAATCGATCGTCACGAAGCTGAACCCCTTTATATTCTCAAAGAATACAAAGTTAGAAGCTGGGTGGGATGATGACTTAGCTCGAGAAGCCAAATATCTAATAAACTTGAATGGATTGCACATTGGAGCGATAATGCTGTGCGATCCCTGTGTTGGCTCTATCGTCATCGTCTTATCAGTCTTAACTATTTTGAATCTATCCAGAGATGGCTTCAACACAGTCTCGTATATACCGGCAACCATGTCCGATATCGGTTGAGCATTATATGCAGTATCCAACGAAGCACTAGATGCAGTAATCATTTCACTGGACACCAAATGCAACACATATGTATCAGATCGAGTTTCGTACTTGCCTCTACTGTCTAGCTTGTAGATGCTGAATATTAGCTTCTTGTAAGCGTTAGGGTCAGCAGGAGTCTTGAACTTGATGTGGACTGTCTCATCCCCAGTTATAGGGAATCGCTCTATCAGCCCGATAGCATCGAGTAACGTTATGTCGGCTTTGATTGTGGGAGTATACAAATCTTCATATATATTAAATTCAACCATCAGGCGGCGGATGTCTACAAAACTCTTGCCCTGATGGTCAAACATCAACACGGTATCGAGGTCGATATCGGTTGGGGTATAACCGTTGTTAGGCATTAAATATTCCTTCAACCTGGCCGAGAATGAATCTCAAGTGCTTCTTGTCCAGGATACGTATGTCTCGCTTAGCGTCGTTCAGCGTTGTTTCGTAGTCATATGCCGATATAGATCGTCGGATCAATGCTGATGTGGTGTTGTATGTTGTCTCGTCTATGATCACTATTTGTTCTGATAGTATAGTGCCATCCGATAGCACTGAGTGGTCACGTATCACCTTCTCATAGTGGTGGACAGTTTGATTAGCTGTTGCTACGCTACCGTACTTCTCTCTGATGAATTGGATCAACCCATTGTACGACATTGGCCAATCAAATAGAGGATTCATCACATTATTAGTCACCAGTATGACCCAGTCAAGTGTCGGGTCATCGTAATACTTGGAAGCGATCACGTCCGGATATTCGCCGTCTTTGATCTGATAGTTGTAATACACAGCTGCCTTAGACTTGATGATCTCAGATATTTTGAATCGCAGCATGATGTTGGTAATCGTGGCCGAGTTGCCAGACTTGTCGATGTCGTATTGGATCTTCGGAAATGGTGCAAAGAAATGTGGCATTATCTGTTCTGCTTCTCGATTTCTTCTTTCGTCGTGATCGTTACTTCTTGGAACGTCATCGAAAGAGTTATGCTAACTGGGGCCTTCTCATCATCACCATTGTCGAAGTATGCTGGCTGGCCCTCACCATGGTAGTTGACTTCAAACCCCGTCAACACAGACGGAGCGATGTTGAACAAGTGCTTGGGATAATGGAAATCGATGTCGAATTGTTGCGGGTAATCGAAGAAGTGATTGGTTCCACCAGCGTATCCTGGCAGCATTCTATATTTGAATAGACGAATGATCTGCGTCAGCATATACGACTCAGCCTCTGTCTTTGGCATAAACTTGTATTCGAATGTGTGTGAGCGGAAGTCGACCCCAGAGAACAGCACTGCCATGTGTGGATTACGAGCGATACCGGCGCCATACAATGCACCCTTCAACCCCTGTTCTGCAGCCAGTGCAGCGATACCGCCAGCAGGACCGCCTATTGATGTTGCTAGGATAGCGCCAACATGAGCCTCAGCTCCTTGTGCTATCAAGTTCATCAATCCGCCAGTCAGCTCCGTACTATTCTTATCTCCGGTGAGCATCTTAACTCGATCAACGATTCGGTGGCCTGCTTGTTGCATGTCACCTATACCCAGATCTTGCCCAATGCCAGCACCGGCCACGCCGAACACTCCAATAGCCTCAGAACTATATCCGGCACTATAAGATGTGCCTAAGTTCATAGGTACAGGCAGGAATACTGTTTCTAGGATCTCTTTTCTGGAGAAATCTTCTTTGCGACCATACTTGTAATTTGCAACACTGAATGCTACCCAATGGTCGAGCGTCTCTAAATCACCTGGGAATGCATAAGCGGTCGTTGGCAGATCCTCCTCGAGAGCACTCAACTCACCTTCAGCTAATCGCTCACCCAGGATGCGATCTAATTCTTTTCCACTGGCCATTGTTGTCTTCTCTTGGTTTGATGATATATTTATAAATACTTTCATAGTCTATAACAATATATGATAAAATGCCTCCATACAAAGGGCGATATGCCCCAAAGAATCCTGGCAAATATGCTGGGGATACATCCAAAATTACCTACAGGAGTTCGTGGGAATTGATGTGTATGAATTATTTTGACAAGAACCCCAACATCAAGGTGTGGTCGAGCGAAGAAATCATTGTTCAATACGTATCACCTATCGATGGCAGAGTGCATAAGTACTATCCCGACTTTAAGATCAAAGCGATAAATAAACAGGGGGAGCTTGATACTATTCTGATAGAAGTCAAGCCATTAAAACAAACTAAGGCGCCCACCGTTCAGAAGCGAAAAACAAAGCGATACATCAATGAAGTAGTCACGTATGGCATCAACGAGGCCAAGTGGAAAGCTGCCCGTAAGTATTGCAAAGGCCGCGGTTGGACATTTGCAATCATCACTGAAAAGGAACTGAATCTCTAATGGCTATGCTGTTTTCAGATTTGCTACAGAAGGGTGCTCGCAAAGGGCATCTACCTGCTAAGAATAAGGGTTCTAGGGATTGGTTCCGCGGCCGCGCGCGGCGACTGCAGATGAATGGATCGCCGTTGCGGAACGAAGAGAATAAGGAGATGTTGACCAACAACCTCGAAGTTGGCAATATGTACATGTTCTACTACGACCCAAAGACTAAAGAGTCATTGCCGTATTATGATACATTCCCACTGATCTTCCCTATCGATGAGACATCAAAGGGATTCACTGGCATCAACATGCATTACCTACCTCCTCAGCTAAGAGCCAAACTGATGGACTCGTTGTATACACTGGCCTCTGATCGTAGATTTGATTCCAACACGCGATTAAACATTAGCTACAATGTGCTGAATAAGGCCGCACGTTATAAATACTTTCGACCATGCATCAAACAGTACTTGAAGAATCATGTTAAATCAAGGTTCTTGAAGGTTAATCCATCTGAGTGGGATGTGGCATTGTTCCTGAAGACTGAGCAGTTCCAGAAGGCTGGTACAGGCACAGTTTGGGCAGACAGCAGAAAGCAAATGAAGAAATGACATTCGACGTCCATAAATTCATAAATCAAGTCAGCAAAACTAATGGCATGGCTAAGAGCAGTCATTATATGGCTGTCATCACGCCTCCCTCAAAGGTAGATGCTGTTGATTTAGCCGTGGGCGCAGAAGATCTTGCATTCAGGGTCGAGAGCGTTGAGTGGCCTGGGCGAGCAGTCAACAACGTCACATATAGAGATATCGGCCCTGTACGTCGTATTGCGTTTGACTCCAACTATGTAGAGATGACGATGAGTGTGTTGTTGTCATCTGATTTCAGAGAAAAGGTATTCTTTGAGCGGTGGCAGGATCTAGCAATCGGCAATAGTCGTACTAAAGATGTTGGTCCAAACAACCCATCATCTGTCGCATATGCTACTGGCTACTACTCCGACTACATCGGCACAATTACTTTATACCAGTACGACGAGGCTGGTGAAATAACATACACAACCGATCTGCTAGAAGCATACCCACAGCTGGTATCGCCAGTAGCAGCATCATGGTCAGACACAGATTTCCAGAAAGCTAATATCACTGTCGCCTTCCACCGATGGAAGGATCGTGTTATCGAGCCTGGTAAGACAATCGACACTAAGCTACGAACAGGTAGCTGGTTCCGCACATCAGGTGCTGGTGGTGTCGTTAGCACGCT